CTGCAGTACCGAGCGCCGTAGCCGTTTGTCGCGCACTGGAAGTCTGGCGCGTCTTCGACTGCATTGGATCGTTCACCAGCACGAAACCGCCCGTGGCAGGGTCTCGGCGGAACACCGCGTCCATCGTGTCGAACTTGTGCCCGCCGGGTTGCTGCAGGTTTACCAGGAACGTGCCATCGCCCTGATCTACAGCGTTGCTGCCGTATTTGGTCTGAAATCCGCCAGCACGCAAAACTGCGTCATCTGGCACATAACTCGTGCTCATTCGTCCGTAGCCTTCGAGCTGCGCCATGCGCGCCTGCGCGGCTTCCGGCGTCGAGAAACTCTCGTCAATGCGGTTTCCCTGGCCAAGGTTCGCCGTCACCCTGTAGGTGGGCGTGAACGATAGATTCCGAATCGATGCGTAGGGATCAGCCATGATTTCGCCTAAGGCTCAATTTCGTAAGGGTTGAACTTCACCGGCGGAATCTGCGAGGCCCCTGCAAGCCCGCTGTTCTGAGAAACCTGAATCGTTGCCGCCAGCGCTTCGGCATTGGTCTGCGTTGTCTGGGCCAGAGCTGCCGTTTGCGAAGAGGCCTCTACCGCTGTGGCCTGCGTTTGCTCAACAGTCGTCACCACGTCAGAAAACGTCGGCGCGCCCTGCCCGCCAATAAAGACGTTCAGGAAGTAGTTAAGGAACTTGTACCAAGACGCCTCATCGATCAGCACCGGCTTGGTCCTATCGCCGTTCACGTAGCCGATAGGGATTCGGGCCGGCGGAAGCCACGCCTTGAGGTTCGACAGATCGCGCGACGCCGTGACACCGCTTGAGGTCCACAGGCCGGCCAACATGCGGGGCGCGAAGTACATCACCGCGCCGGTCGAGCGGGCGACAGTGCGCGCCGCCAGCATCTGCGGGCGAATGTAGATGACAGCGCCGGTCGAGGCCATCAGTCGGGCAGAACCATGCTTGCGCTCGAAAGCGTGTGCGTGCCAACACCGACGTACTCGTCCTCAGTAATCGCGCTCATCCAGCAGCCGGGCGAAGCGCCCGCCGTCAGGTCAATGGCTGCACCACCAGATGTCGCAGCCACCTTGAATGTGTCGTCCGTCTTGTCGCGCACGAAGTACACCGCGCCTTCAGTAAGGCCCCCGGGTGGCGTGCCGTTGTAGAACGTCACCTCGTCGGTGTCCGCAAAGCCATGCGCCACGCACACGATGAGGTCCGTGGATGGCACCGCTACAAAGTTCTTGGGCGTCGCGCCACCGTTGGGAACTGCAAACAGGAACACCGCCCCATCCCAGAACCCAATCCATCGCACCGTTTGCGCAAGCACGGGGAACGACTCTGTGCCAGACAGTGCGCGAATCCCACCAGACGCAGCCCCGAAGGTCAGCGCCTGCTGGGTATAGCCGCCACCAGACAACTCGTTTGCGCCAGTGACGCCAGGGAATGCCGTGTGCAGGCTTCCAAGATCAGGGGCCGGCCCGTCGAGAAATGCGTTCTTTGCCGCTGCCGAAGTACCGCTCATCGCATCTCCACCGTGGCGTTGATCGGGTTGAATGGGATGGGGTCCGTCACTCGCGTGTGCCAAACGCGGTCGAGAGCAGAGCCGCAACGCAGCCACCGCACCTGACGCGGATTGGTAACCCCAACAGCGCCCAGGCTGCGCGAGTCCCAAGAGCCGTAGTTCGCGCCGCCGTCATCGGAATAGCGCATCATCACCGAGCCCGCAAAACCAGCCTCAACGTCGATTCTGAAATCGCTGTAGGCGATGCGGCGGTTGTCAGGCGTGGCAAATTGCGGCGTGATCCGCTCGCGCAGCAAGGTGTTGCCGGCATTGGTGTATGCCGTGCGGTCCCACTCGTACACCACGCCATCCCGGCCCAGCCCAAGGGCCTTGCCAAAAGCGTTGAAGCACCAAGAAATTCTGTGTTGACTGCGCACGCCATCCGAAAACTCGCAGCGCTCATGCCAGCCGCCAGTCAGGGCGTCATAGCACCACGTTGTCTGTGCGCCGGGAAGTTGCAAGCAGTAGAAAACAGAGCCGTCGATGCGGTGTGTGTAGGCGTGGGCCTGCGCGATGTCAGTGCAGGATGCAATGGCCTGCTCCACGGCTCGATTGCTGATCCGCGCGCCTTGGTAGCCCTGCGCCAGCCATGCGCCGTCGCCGCCGTCCTTGTCCGAGCCCACCCACGCGAGCGAGTTGTTGAACGGCCGGCTTGCCCACTTTGCCGAGCATCCAACACCGAAGATGCTGCCGTTGTTGCGCTCGATTGGGAATTCAGGATTGCCGGTGTTGAACCACACCTCGGTGCCGTTCCGTCCCTGCAACCACAGCTCTCGATTGACCACGCGGAAGCCGATCAAGTCATCTGGGAGGGCTTCAGAAGAAGCGAAGTCCAGCGCGTCGATGTCGCTACCGTCAGCCAGGGCCGAGATGAAAAACTTCTGATCTCCAGTCGGCGCATAGATGGAATACTGATCAAGGTAGTCCGTCAGGTCGCTGGTCGGGAAATCAGGGTCTGTAATTTTGGCGAACATGTTGTCGGCCAGCGTGAGCACATACCCGTTCGCGCCATCGACAACCACCAGCTGCGTGGTGTTGCTCGCCATCGAGACAAAGCCCGTGGACGTGTTCAGCGTGCCACGTAGCGCCGCCGTCGTGATCGATGTCAACTCGTACAGGCCAGAGCCCACCACCACCCACGTGCGCCCGTTGATTTCGTAGGCGCCACGGCCCACCGCGCCCACGACGTAGCGCGACACCAGGCCGGGGATCGAGCGCAGCATCATCTGCGCCTTACCCGAGCCCGACTCAATCGGCGCCGGGTACAGGTTCACCGAGCGCTGTACGTCGGCGCGGCGGTTGTCCAGCGCGTAACTGACGCCGACGAAGGGGGCGGGCAGCGGCATCAGATGCCGGCCAGGAAGGCCGCCTCTTTGCTCATGCGGCCCATGCCTCGCATGTCGAGTTCGGGAATCGTGTAGTTACTGCGCTTGATGGCGTTCTTCGTGGTCGAGGCGGCAATCGCAATCCACTGCGGCACCTGGCGCTCAAACGGCCCGGCCAGCAGCAGGCAAAGATTCGGCACGATGGCCGATTGATAGCCGTCAGGTATGTTCACCTGAGTGGTGAGATCGGGGAAGTCGGCGAGGTGCGTGCGTACCGGAATAAAGGCCGTGGCACCGACGCCTGCAACCTCGGAGAAGTACAGCCGGCCGTTGGGGTAAGAGGCCTCGTAATAGACCCACGTAGGCCACGACCCGGCCTGCGTCTTCAGCCGCACAGAACCGTACTCATCTCGGCTCGCAACAAATAGCGGCTGGTCGATGCCGTTCACGCGCACAAAGCCGCCGATTTCCAGCTGCGTCGGGCGCGCGGCCGTGAAATCGGCGCCGGTCGGACCAATCGTGAGAGAGGCCGTATTCGCCGGGATCGGAATTTGCAGCCACGGCGAATACGCCGCCATGTGCGGCTGCTGGCGCCACGAGTCCAGCAAGCGGTTCAGCGAGCGCAGGCCGCGCAGCAGATCGTTGCCGCCGATGGAATCAGCAGAGCCGACGACGCCGAGGTCGCTCAGGGCGTCTTCAATCAGTTGGGTGGCGGTGACGGCTGGCATGAATCAGCCCGCCGAAAGCAGTTGCTGCTTCAACTTTTCCATCAGCCACAGAACGTCTGCACCATCAGCCATGGACGAGGCGAAATACTGCTCACCTTCTTCCGTGTAGCCCATCACAACGACGCAACGAAGGCCCGCAGCGACGGCGCCTTCAATGATCCGGTCGGGCGGAAGGTCGAGACGCGTGATGCCGTTGAAGCGCAGCACTTGAGCTGCGCGCACCGGCGCGGCATTGCCAGCCGGAGCCTCGTCGCCCGCCTTCACCAGCATCATTGCGCCGCCACCTTCGCGACCTCATCGCGCAGCCGGCCCAGCCCCCAGCGCTTATCGACGCGCACTCCGGCCGCAGTCAGCAGCGCGTGCAGCTTGTCTTCTTCAGAAGCCTCGGCGGCCTCGGGCTCATCAAGAGCGGCGGAGGCGCCCGCTACGGCGCCTTGGTCCCCATCGGAGGTAACAGGGGGCGAGCTATCGCCATTGCCGCCGCTTTGCCCCTCAGCTGCCGACGAACTCTTTTCCCAGGCAATGCGGTATCCCTCCGCGCGCGCCGCAGCCTCTTCGGCCTCGCTGCTCACGATGACGCTGTTGGTCGCGTGCAAGTCTCCCGCAATGACCTCGCCATTCAGGTACAGCCGACGCGGATATTTCTGATAAACGTACATCGGACCCGTCCTTTTCGCAGCCTCTGGGCTATGAAAAAGACCCGGGGCGGACCCCGGGCCAGCACTCACCACACCATCACTGGATCACTTGCGAGGCCCACAGGGCGCGCGGGCCAGCCAGTCCGCACAGCACGTCAACGCGCGTGGATTCCGTGTCGCCGTTGAAGTCGCCGCCGGTCTGCACGCGGACCGACATGCCGCCCATCATTGCGGTGTAACCCTCGCAGCCAGTGATGACGGACAGCGGAGCAAAAGCCACCGTGAAGGCGTCGCGGTGGAACATCAGCGAACGGGTGTAGTTCGTCGATGCCGCGCCGACAAACGTCAGTGCATCCGAGGCCGTGGGCAACGCCGAAACGGTCTTGTTCGGCATCGCCGTCTTCATCGGAGGGTAGATGCTGATGTTTCCCGTGGCGCTGTCGGCAGTCACAACGAACTGCTGCAGGACCGGGTAGGCCACGCCAGACAGCGGATGCACCGCGTAGACGCCCGGCATCGTGAACACTTGGCCTTTGGTCACTGCCGTGTTGCCGGTGACAGCCAGCGTCGAACTGCCCTCTGTCTGCGCGCCGTTCACGGTCATGGCGATATCGGCGCCGTTGCCATAGGCGGTCAGGTTCATCGACTCGAACGTGATCGCGCCTTGGAACTCGCCCTTGACCGCGCCCTCGGTGTACTGCTTGGCGATGGTCGGAACGGGGTTGAACAGCGCCTTGCTGGAATCGACCATCTCGACGTTGGCCTCGCCGGTCATCAGCAGCGTGCGCTCGTCTTCCGGCGCTAGGAAGCGATTGAGCTGCAGTCGGGCCTTGGCGAACTCCTTCTGCGTCGTCGGCGTGCTGCCGGCTGTGCCCACGATGTTCGGGCACAGCTTGGAAGCCTTCAGGATCAAGATGCCTTCAACGGTCGCGCCCAGGCTGGCGAGCGATGGCTTCAGGATTCGCTCCTTGAACTCGCTCATCTCCAGCGCCCTTTCGGTGGCGGTGAAGGTCAGGCCGGTGTGCTTGCGCGTGTCCAGCGTCAGGCTGACGTTGGTTTCGGCGAACACCGCCGCAGCACCGCCTTCAGCGAAGGTGGCGCCGTCGTACACGATGGGCGCTGGCGGCACCATGATCGACACCGTGTCGCCGATCTTGTAGCCCTGGTGCACCTTGGTGAACTCGGACTCACGGCCACGGTTCACGCGGGTGGAGAAGTGCATGCGCTCGTTCAGGATCGCCGCACCTTCGCGGGCAACCATCTGATGAGTCAGGAGAGTGACAGTCATTTCAGTTCCTTATGCGGCAAGCCGCGCTTTGCGCCGCTGCTCCCACCACTGCGCATCCGTCTGTTTCGCCGGGTCTGGCGCCTGGGGCAAAGCCGCAGGTTTGACAGGTTGCAGAGGCTTCGCAGCCGCGCTGGTTTTGGGTTTTGCAGCCGCTTCGATTTCTCGGTTGAGTTCAGCGAGGCGGCGGCCGATTCGTGCGGGCGTCAACTTGGCAATTTAGACGGCCAGGTCGGGCTCTTGGCCCAGG